GATTTGAAATGGTCAGAGAAGTTGCTATGGATAATGGTTATATTGTATTTGTAAAACACAAATAAGGACAATAAATGGCATTTACTAATTACACGTCATTTGTGACGACAGTAGAGAATTATCTTGCAAGGTCAGACTTAACGTCAGTTATTCCTGACTTTATTGAGTTGGCACAAGAAAGATTATCAAGAGACTTACGAGTGCAAGAAATGTTAAAAGTATCAACTGCATCAACAACAGGCGGAGATGGTACTGTTGGTTTTCCAGCAGATTTTCTTGAACTTAGAGAAATACATATTGAAGGTAATCCTGTATACACATTAGAATTTCAAACACCAGACAAATTCTTTAGAAATAAAAAAACATCAACATCAGGAGTTCCTGAATATTTTACAATGTTAGGTGCTGAGTTTCAATTTGCTCCAATACCTGATGGAACACAAACAGTTCAAATACTATATTATGCTAAACCTACATTTATAAGCACATCAAATGCAAGTAATGTTTATTTAGCATTTTTCCCTGATGCTTTACTCTATGCAACTCTAGCAGAAGCACAACCATATTTAATGAATGACGAAAGAATCGCAGTATGGTCAAGTATGTATGATAGAGCAATCGTAAATATTAGAGAAAATGATAAGGGAGCAACATTCTCTAGTGCAACTCTCAACGTAACAACTTCATAAGGAAACAATTATGGCTGAATTTAGTAATTTTTTAGAAAATGCGTTAATCAACGCAGTATTAAGAAACACAACATATACATCACCAGCAACAGTATATGTATCACTATACACAAGTGACCCAACAGATGCTGACACAGGTACAGAAGTATCAGGTGGTTCATACGCAAGAACAGCAGTTACATTTGGAGCACCATCTAATGGTGTATCAACAAACAGTGCTGACGTAACTTTCCCAGTGGCAACTGCATCTTGGGGTACAATTACGCACATGGGTTTACATGATGCTTCTACATCAGGTAATTTATTATTCCATAGTCCACTCGACACTTCCAAAACAATAGATTCAGGTGATATCTTTAAATTTTCATCAGGGAATATATCAGTTACATTAGCGTAAGGATAAATCATGGCATTAGTTGTTAAAGACAGAGTTAGAGAAAGCACCACAACAACAGGCACAGGTACTATTACGCTTGGTGGTGCTGTTGATGGGTTTCAATCATTTTCTGTAATAGGTGATGGTAATACTACTTACTATGCAATTTACGATGTTGTTACAGATGATTGGGAAGTAGGTGTTGGTACATATACAGCATCAGGAGCTACATTATCTAGAGATACTATTTTAGAATCTAGTAATGCAGGTTCTGCTGTAAATTTAGCAGCAGGAACAAAAGATGTATATTGTACATATCCAGCAGAAAAATCATTAAACCAAGATGACATTGGTACATTATTACAAGCATATGATGCAGATACAGCCAAATATGACGACACAACCGCAAACTTTACAGGCACTTTACAAAATGGTGGTAGTAATGTTGTAGTCGATAGTGATATTGGTTCGACTGTTCAAGCATACGATGCAGACACTGCTAAATATGATGATACTACAGCTAATTTCACAGGTACACTACAGAATGGCGGAAGTAATGTAGTCGTTGATACAGATATAAATGTCACAGTTCAAGGTTATGATGCAGACACAGCTAAATATGATGCTGCAACTGCTAACTTTACAGGAACTTTGCAGAACGGTGGAAGTAATGTAGTTGTTGATAGTGATATTGGAAGCACAGTACAAGGTTACGATGCTAATACTGCAAAGTATAATGCTGCAACTGCTAACTTTACAGGAACACTTCAAAATGGTGGTTCTAATGTATTAGTAGATTCTGACATTGGTGCAACAGGCACAGTAGGTTATCCAAATATACCAGCAGTTGGTACAAAAACATCTTCATATACACTAACAACATCTGATGTAGGCAAATATGTTCAAGTAGGTTCAGGTGGTTCTATTACTGTTCCTAACAGCACATTTTCTGAAGGTGATGTAGTATCTATATTTAATAATACAACAGGTAATGTTACAATTACATTATCAATCACAACAGCATATAAAGCAGGCGAAAATGTTGATATTGCATCAGCTACATTAGCAACAAGAGGATTGGTAACAATATTCTTTATATCAGCAACAGTCTGTGTATTAGCAGGAAGTATATAATGAGTGGATTAAGCCACATGATGTTAGGTTCAGTTGTAAAAGGTGATACTTTTACAGTAGCAACAGGCGGAACAATAACAACTACAGGTGATTACAAAGTTCACACATTTACATCATCAAGCACATTTACAGTGTCACAAGTAGGTTCAGTAGACAATACGATTGAGTATGTAGTTATCGCAGGCGGTGGAGCAGGCGGTGGCGGTGATAACCAACGAGGCGGTGGTGGCGCTGGTGCTGGTGGTATGAAAACAGGCACAGGTCAAGTTATTACTGCAACAGCATATACAATCACAGTAGGTGGTGGTGGTGCTCCAGCATCAGCAGGCGGTACTTGGGGTAACAACGGAAGCAACTCATCTATCGGTGCATTACAATCTGCAACAGGTGGTGGAGCAGGTGGTTATACTTATCCAGCCGCAGGTAAGTCAGGCGGTTCAGGTGGCGGTGCTGCTGAAGGAAGTAATACAAATGCTTCTGGTGTAGCAGGACAAGGTAATCAAGGTGGTGATGGTGACGCATCTAACGCTGGTGGAGGCGGTGGTGGTAAAGGTGCGGCTGGTCAAGATGCTAGTGCAGCTTCATACTGGACAGGTGGTAATGGTGGTAATGGTGGCTCTACATCTATCACAGGCTCATCTGCTACATATGGAGGTGGCGGTGGTGGTATGGGTTATGGCGGCACTGGAGGTACTGGTGGTACTGGCGGAGGTGGTAATGGAGCAGGTGGTGATGGTGGTTCAGGAACATCAGGAACTGCTAATACAGGTGGCGGTGCTGGTGCTAATGGTCGATATACTACATTACCAGGAAGTGGAACAAGTGGCGGTTCAGGTCGAGTAATAATTAAATATAGGTTTCAATAATGGCACATTTCGCAGAATTAGATAATAATAATGTCGTTCTTCAGGTAGTAGTTATTGATAATAATGACATACTTGATGAAAATGGAAATGAAAGTGAATCAACAGGAATTGAATTTTGTAAATCTCTTTGGGGACAAGATAAAAACTTTAAACAAACAAGTTACAATAATAACTTTAGAAAGTTTTATGCTGGAATAGGCTATACATACAATTCTGATTTAGATGCTTTTATTCCACCTCAACCATATCCATCATGGACATTAAATACAGAAACTTGTATTTGGGAAGCACCAACTCCAGTTCCTACTGATTTAACAGAAGAAGAATATGATGCTGGTACACGATATGTTTGGAATGAAGATAATCAAACTTGGAATAAGGTGGCTAGATAATGTTTGGATTAAATACGTTTTCGGCAGGTGCATATTCAGAAGCTAAAGAACTTTACAATGTAGTTTTAGGTAATTCATCAATATCAGCTTATGCTTTACTAGATGGTGATGGATATTCATTAGCTGTTACTAGTGGTTCTATATTAACGTCAGCAACGATGTCTGGCGACCCAACCAAGATAGTCCATTTTGATGGAAATATAAACGCACAAGCAACAATATCTGCTTTAGGAGGTTTTGAAGCTAATGGTGATGTTAACATTAATTCAACAGCAACAGTTACAGCATATCCAAATGCTACATTTGCATCAAATAATGCTTATATAAATAGTAATGGAACTATTACAGCTAATGGTTACATATTAGGTGAAGAATGGACAGAAGTTCCATACGGAACTGATACTTGGACACAAAAAGGATAAAACATGGCAAAAAATAAGATTAGTGAATATTCAGCTACCGCAGCTAATAACACAGATGTAGAAAATATTAATATTGCAGAAGGATGTAGTCCAAGTAATATTAATAATGCTATTAGAGCTGTAATGGCACAGCTTAAAGACTTTCAAGCTGGTAATGAAACAGGTAATGCTTTAGCTATTGCTAGTGGTGGAACAAATGCTGAAAATGCTACTGACGCTAGAACTAATTTAAGTGCTGCTAAATCAGGTGCTAACTCTGACATTACATCATTAACAGGTCTTACAACACCATTAACTGTTGCTCAAGGTGGTTCAGGTGCAGCTACATTAACAGGTTATTTAAAAGGTAATGGCACAAGTGCTTTTACTGCACAAACTACACCCATTCCTGTTGCAGATGGTGGAACAGGTGCAAGTACATTAACTGCAAACAATGTTTTATTAGGCAATGGAACTTCTGCTCCACAATTTGTTGCTCCTAGCACATCAGGAAATGTTTTAACATCAAATGGAACAACATGGACAAGTGCTGCTCCTGCAACAATATTAACAAGAGAAACAGAAAAAGCCACAACATCAGGCACAAGCGTTGAGTGGACTTCTTTACCATCTGATATTACTAGAATTACTGTTGTATTTAATGCCGTTGCTGGAGGAACAGATGTCCCTATCATTCAAATAGGCGATTCAGGAGGATATAAAACATCAGGATATACAGGCAGAGGTTCTAACATTGATGAAGGCACACCATCTATATTAACAATATCAACAGGATTTGGAACTTGCCAATCTAATAATGGTGGCTCGATTACAGGCACTATGACAATTAATAATATATCAGGCGATGTATGGGTAGCTTCTTTTAATGGTGTACAAACAGCAGGAGATATGGTCATTGGTACTGGTGTTGCAACATTGTCAGCAACTTTAGATAGAGTTCAGCTAACAACAGTAGGTGGTGCAACATTTAGTGGTGGTTCTGTAAACATAATATACGAGTAAAATACTATGGCAACTCAAAGAGTAATATTTGACGAATGGTTGCCTGACCAGCCATCTGTCGCAAAATCAGTCAGAGAGGCATTAAATGTTGTTCCTGCATTAAATGGATATACATACTTAAATGGTGCAGCCAATTATTCAGCAGCAGCATCTGAAAACTTAAATAATGTGTATGCTGGTAAAGTTAGCGGAACTGTTACAGTATTTGCTGGCGGTGAAACTAAATTGTTTAAATTAGATAACACTGATTTAACTTTAGATGATGTATCTAGTGGTACATATTCAGGGGATAATCGTTGGCAGTTTGTTCAATTCGGACAAAATATGTTGGCGACTAATGGAACACAAAGAATACAAAGATGGACATTAGGAAGCTCTACTGCATTTTATCAATCATCTACTTATATATCAGGAACATACAGTCGTAGTGGCACAACAGTAACTGCAACCATCACAGCGCATGGATTAGCTAATGGTGAAACATACGAAGTAGATATTACAAGTGGTGATGGAACAGATGGGGAATACGCTATCACAGTAACTGATGCTAACACCATTACTTATACAGACACAAACTCAGGAACAACATCAGGCAATATTAATGTTATAACATCAGCAGCACCTATTGCTAAATATATGACAGTTATTCGTGACTTTGTAGTAGGTGCATATATTGAAGCAGGTACATATCCAAATCGTGTTCAATGGTCAGACGTAAACTCGCCTAATTATTGGGATAGTGATGGTGCATCATTAGCTGATTTTCAAGACATCGAAGATGGGGGTGACGTAACTCAAATCACCGGTGGTGAATTTGGTATCGTATTACTAGAAAATGCACTGGTAAGAATGTCATTCGTTGGTAGCCCAAATATATTCCAATTTGATGTAATTGCTAGAGGTGTTGGTTGCATGGAGGGTGGTTCTGTTGCTCAATATGCAGGAACTACATATTTTTTAGGTGCTGATGGTTTTTATGCTTGTGATGGACAACAAGTTATAAGAATTGGTGCTGAAAAAGTTAATCGTTATTTTTTTAACAATGCAAACATTGGCGATATTGATTCTATATCAGCATCTATTGACCCTGAAAGAAACATTGTTACATGGAATTATAGCAATACATCTGGTAGTCGTTCATTGTTAATTTATAACTACCAAACACAAAAATGGTCAGAAGCAGATACAACAGTTGATTATCTATCTACATTAGCATCAACAGGTGTATCATTAGACAGTATGGATACTGCTTATAATGTAACAGCAGGTTCATTTGTTGTCGGTCAGTATTACACTATCAGAGAAGTAGGCACAACAGACTTTACACTTATCGGTGCAGTGGCTAATACAGTTGGCGTAATATTTCAAGCCACAGGTGTTGGAACAGGCACAGGTGTTGGTATTGACCAAGCCGCAGCTACAACAGGATTAAAAACAATAGATGCTTTATCTGCATCATTAGACGATAGAATATGGAAAGGTGGTAAATTCATATTTGGTGGTGTTCGTGATGACAGAATTATTGTATTTACAGGCGATAAAAAAACAGCAACTTTGACTACTAATGATTTAGAGTTTGGATATAACACACTTGTAAATCTTGTAAGACCATCTATTGATAATGGTAGTGCAGATGTTCAAATAGCATCAAGACGTGAACTCAATGACACCATTACATTCTCATCACCTATATCCGCAGATGCAGAAGGTCGTGTAGGTTTACGCAGTCATGGTCGTTATCATAGAGTATCAGTCACACCAACAGGTGCTAACTGGACATTAGCCATAGGATTAGATTTAGACGTTAATCAAGCAGGGAATAGGTAATGGCACGTTCCGATATGTATAGAAAGCTACCTTGGAAAGGTGGCAGTCCTAGAGAAGTAGCAGAAATTGTTAATAACCTTGTAGAAGGTAAATCTAACAACACAGGAACATTTACTCTTGAAGTAGGTTATGCAACACAAACAACTATATTTGATGAGCGTATTGGTAAAAATTCTGTAATATTATTAGAGCCTGAAAGTACAAGTGCAGAAACATCAGCATTACCTTATGGTGAAATTAATTCTACAACAGGACAAACTGCACCATCTACAGGAACAACAGCAGTCGTAGAGTTTGATAATATCACTGTTAATAATGGCATTTATCAAGACGGTACAAATGATTCAAGAATTTATGTAAGAGATGCAGGTGTATACAATGTTATGTATTCACTACAGTTAATCAATACAACTAACGATGGTCAATACGCAGATGTTTGGTTTCGCATCAACGGAACTGATGTAGCAGACTCTGCAAGTCGGTTTGGGTTACCTGCACGAAAATCTAGTGGTGACCCATCTGAACTGATTGGTGCTATGAATATCTTTTTAACGCTAGATGCAGATGACTATATTGAAATAGCAGGTGGTGTATCTGATGTTGGTGTTGAGTTATGGTATGATGGAGCATCAGTAAGCCCATTTACAAGACCTGCAATACCATCTGTCATATTGACTTTAAATATGATTTCTGGTGGTAGCTATGGTAATGTATATGTATCTAGCCAACAAAAAGGACAAGCTACAGTATCTCATTTCGCTAATAACACTAGTGGAAAAGAATACAAATATGTTATTATTGGCTAATGGAAATATCTATTGTACCTAAAAAAGATTATCTTCCCTGTTTTCATGCTATACATGATTATTTAATTAAAACTGCTAAATATACACATGGTCGGTTTAATGCAGAAG